TCATCACAAACTACCAAGTAGTCGAAAATTCCACGCTTTGCAACCAAGTCATTCATAATCTGTTCAACTTGCTCTTTAAGTTCATCACGGGTAATCTTGTCATTTGGTTCAAATACAAACCCAAGTGCAGTTGCCTGTAATTGGCTACGTAAGTAGTTTGCTAAACGTGCTACGTTAATTCTATCCAATGCACTAGTAGTAGCTGCACGAGTCTTCTGACCGTAGTTCATTAACCCAACACCATTAAAGAACGTAATTGGATTGACTCTATTACTGTAAAGTGTATCACGCAGTGATTCTCTAACGTTGTCTACTTGAAATTCACCAGTTGCACTGTTAATAAAGCCAATTGCATTAGCATTATCAACTAGTCCACGTCTTGTTCCTGCTGGAGCAAACCATGGGAAGCTCTGGTCGTCACTTCTAGCAATAGTTCTAAGTATCATATGACTTGCTGGAACAACAATAGTGTTACCGCTGAGGTCATTTGTCTGTCCTGGTGGATAAAATATTCCCAAGTATTCACTAGCAGTAACTAGCCCGTCCTCACTGTTTCCAGTGTCTTGTGCAGTATTACTTGCCCAGTTTTGGATTGCAGTACTAGTAGCAGCAAGTCTCATGCTTGTGTCACCTATAACAAACGCTGTGTTGCGTCTATCATTATTAAGTGATACCATGTTGTCAATTAACTCTGGATAACCAGGTGATGCAATAATATTAAATTCACGTGCGTCTTCTCTGAGTGCTTCACTGTTGTCAATAGCTGCTTGCAATCCTGCAACAACAATTTTACGAACAGCTTTGCGTCCCATAAAAGGACTACCGTTGTTTTTGTTGCCACTAATTGATACCCACGCATCTTTTTCTGTTGGAAGTGTTGGGTAAAGTGTAGTGTCACTGAAGTTTGTTCTGCTAAAGTGGTTGCTACGGAATTCTTTAACGTTGTATGAACTACGACGTGTGTTGAACAGTAACATACCTCTTGGAAACAAACTAGGATCTGGTCTATCAATATCAACAACATCACTTGTTAGCAATGCTACTGTTGTCGTTAGAGTTCCTGTAACTACGTCTGTAGTCGTGTCACCCATAAAGCGAGCATCAGCAAACAAAATTCCATCTTCTGTTGTTTGGTCTGTTTTGTCAATTAGGACAAAACGGTTTTCACTGTCAACAACCTGGTAACGATAAAGCATTGGATAGTTTTCTAAATCGCCAGTATCAATCCACAGGTCACCAACTACAAGTGCAGTTAAATCAACCTGTGTAAGAGGTTCTGTTGCAGAGAAAATAACACCAGTTGCATCAGTGTTAGATAAATTAAATCCACGAGCATCACTTGTTACATTCTGATAACCTTTCCAATTTGTGCCGTCACTAATTAAAATGTCAGCCTCTGTGCCGCCATGATACCATTTACGTGTATTAGCTGGATTTGAGCTTGGTGCAGTAGTACTTGCTGTGTATGTTGGGGCAACCCAGTTACTTAGGATTAAGTTAGTGTCGTTACCTGCTCTAACTTGACCACTTGTAATAGTTGTTGCAATCCCTGCATCTGCTATTGGCGTGCCGCTTGTATCTTTAAGTACAATAGTACCGCCTTGTGCATGTTGAATCTGCAAGAAGCCTGAAGTAGTTACACTTGCACTTACATTTGCTACATTAGCGGCTGTAATATCAGCAGCTATGTTTGCAATTCCAGTTCCACTAACTACTACAGATACTGCGGTTGAAAGTGCAGTGCTATTTGCAACACTAGCTTGTATAGTAAATGTTTCACTGGCAGTAAGTGGCGTTGCTGAATTTACTGTGCCAGTAACATCCATTGCACCAGTTGCAAATCTACGGAATAATTTGTAAGTCACTGTGTCGTTTTCAGTAACATCAAACTGCATATAATAAGTTCCAGCTAAAATCGCCTTGCCGCCTGTTGGGTCAAGGTTTTTACTTGCAGTACGATCGTTTTCATAAAGTGGAACACTAACTGCCTCAAATTGAGCAGTTGTTGAGTTATAAACGCTAACATCAATAAGTGCGCCTAGGTTACTTGAAGTTGTTTTGATCCAAGTACTTCCTGATGGTCTAGGAGTTGTATCTGTTGTTTTAAATTCAGGAACAGTAAAGTGTGCGCTCTGTTGAATTAACGGACATGCATATGTTCCTGCTACTAATCCAGTAAGTGTGAGGATAGTACCTGATCCGTTAGCAAGAACCAACTTGCCGTCTGCAACACTATCTACACCCACTGCTAAACTAGTAGCATAAATTTCAATTTTGTTATTGACTGCCGCGGCTGTAATACCTGTAATACTTGCATTATTAATACTTGTAGCAAGTTGTGCTGCTGTGCTACCGGCCATTGTTACTGTTGTTCCGTTAATTACAATGGTGTTGCCATTTGCTAATCCTGGGCTTGCTATTGTACCAGAAGTAGTTGGCCAGCTTACTTGCCAAGCTGAACTACCAACTAGTACCCATGCGTTGCTACGATTTTTGTAGTATAAAGGATTAGTTGTATTTGTTGCTACAATAGCATAAGCTCCGATTGCACCAATTGATGCTTTTGGAACTCCACTATCTAAGTCAGTAGTAGATGTAATAACTGTTGGAATTTTATTTGTAAATGTGCCAGCTGTCTGGTTCCATTCAAATATTCCCCAACGAGTATCAGCACTAGTGTCTAACCAAACAACACCATTAGCTGGTGAACCAAGTGGTCTGCTAGTACTTGATACTAGCTCAGCTAGGTCAACATCAGCGCGAGTAACATATACCCTGTTGCTGGAACCTAATAGGCTGTAAGCAGCCATTAATCCAAATTCGTTAATTTCGTGACCGTTAATTGCACTGCCGCCAGCAGTTTGATAGAAACTTGGGTTACCAAATGTTGATACTAGTTCTCTTTGACTACCAATTAAGAAAGTGCTTCCTGCATTTGCAGCAGTTGTTCCAGCGGCGGTACCTGTACCGGTTCCACTAGTCTTGTCTTGTGCGGTTGCTACGATAATTGATGCTACTGTTCCAGCAGCATTTGCAACATAGTTGCTTTCGTCAATTACTGTAACTTCTACGCCGGGTGATACTAAAGCCATATTTTTGCTCATCCTTCATACAGAGTTGTGTTATGCAATATTTATCGAATGCTTAGGAAAACGCCTTATTTGCATGGTACCTTTAAAGGACCATTGCTTTTACGTTAATAAGTAATAGTATGAGGAAAGTATGTTTGCAATGTCAGATACATCCGGCCGCAGTAAATTATCATCTTAATGACAAAATTTACTATCGAAAGTTATGCAATCAATGTCTTAAATCTAATAACAATAGTAAAGTTCCAGACCACCCCAGATGGAAACTAGCAGGATATCAAAAAAATTCAACTTGTGAACATTGCGGATTTAAACCAGTGTTGGACGATCAACTAGTTGTATTTCACATTGATAGAAGTCAACAACATGTTAATATTGCAAATTTAAGGACAATTTGTCTTAACTGTAATTATGAATTATCTAGATCGGGTTGGACCCAAGGAGATCTTCAAGAAGATCTTTAACCACTGTAGTTAAATCTTCCATTGTTCCGTCGTTAGTTATAAGATAGTTTGGAGTAACCCCAACCCAGCTATATTCACTAGCATGTATATCTGGGTGTACTTGAAACATGTTCTCTGGTTGTGTAGCAGCAAAATTAAACCACGCTGGGTCATCGCCTCGTTTAACTCGCACAATTACACCGCCTAACCTACGTACCATGTCTATCTCATTTGGAAACCTAGCGTCGGTAAGAACTATGTTGTTGTTGGAATCTTTAATTCTTGATTCTAAACCCAGTATCCATATGTCTTGATGGAAATGGTTCCTAAATACATCAGTTCCAAGAAGTTGTAGTGCAAGCCTTGGTGTGAAATCAGGTATTCCTAGACGGTCGCCCCACCACTCATCAACTCCTTCACGCCATGCTCTGCTAGCAGGAGTAATGCCTTCTAGCAGTTCTCTATCCCAGTTAAAAACACCTGCGGCGGCGTCTTTTAAACTAGAAGCGAAACTTTCATGCTTAAAATCCTGCTCAACGAGCATGTCGCCAACAGTTCCCTTGCCAGAACCTATAAGTCCAACTAATCCTATTATCATGATAACCTCTTACGAATTGAACTATACGACAAGCCCTCTATTACGCCCTTGCTTATAATGTCTGACATAATGGCATCTGAATGGGAACTTCCAGGAAAAAATTTCTTGTTTGCTTCTAACCACCTATCTCTTAAACCAGCGTCATACGTAAATCCTATATGACACTTAGTATTATATACCCAGTCGTCTAATTTAATTGTATTGGTAAACTTTTTACTGATTTTATTATGAGAAAAGTGAGCCTGGGTAATTAAATACAACAGGTATCTGTCAAGCTCTTTTTTATCATTTGATCGTAAGAGCAACCGTGCAACAGTGTTTTTACAAGTAAGTTCTTCTATTATTCTATCATAGGTTTTTTTTAAACAGGCAAGTGATGTAAATGGCAATAAACTATCTGTGCTTACTATATCAATTACATCGCATGTATCAAAGAAAGTATCATGAGAATGAGTCTTTAATAAATGCCTATCATTGTTTAATTTCAATGTCTCGATAGTATTAGTTATTTCATCATCAATTTTTGGGTTTTTTCCTGTAATGCATCTTAACGGGTGAGATGAGTTGCTGGATGCTAAGTTCCTAGCATTAGTGTCTAACGTAGAAGACATTACTATATTAGATATAATATCTGGATTTTGGCTTAAAATACTAGAAAGAATACTATCTCCGCCATACCCGCCGTTCCATCGTAAAAATGTAATCATAGTATTATTATAACATTATTTTGTGTAATTAGCCAATAATAAAAGAGAGTGGGTCTGAACCATCAATATAGTTCTTGAGATCTTCCTCGAGTTGCATCATCTCTGCTTGGGCTTCTGCTTTAAGTGTGTCGCCGTTTAGTGATGTGCCGCCTTGCGGTCCAGCAATAGTACTAAACTTACTACGTGCTTCGCCTAGTGTAAACTTTGCAAGTGCTAAACTATAATCTTGAATCCACGGTTGAATTTGTTTGTCTTGTAATAATCCTGATTCAGGACGAGTATTATACACCCATAGTACAACCTTTTCACCGCTATCACTAAATTTACGGAGTAATGTAACTGTCTTAGTAACTGGGTTAAACTCAAAATTAACAAACCCGCCGAACATTCTAGCACTCATCTCTTGATACTGGTAATACATTTCATAGGTTGCTTGGCCACCAACACGCCCAGCTTGAAGCAGATAGGTGTTTACAAAAGCCGCTTCAAATGGTTCAAAATTTGTACCGGTGCCTGAACTACCAACACTTCGACGGAATACCTGTCTAACTTCTTGCACTTCGTCTGGCAAGACATACTCTTGTTGTTCTTCGATAATAGACAGAAACAGATAGCTACTTTCAACACTGCTGCCTGCTCGCTGTCGATACTTACGCACTGATTGATCAATGCACATAGTATAATGAGAAGGGTCAAGCTCAACGTCAACCATATCGCCGCCTAAACGGAAATAAATGTAATCAGTAATATCTTTTCGTAATGTGGTTAGATCAGCCATCGATAAAAGTTCCTATTGTAGCAGGGGAAGGATAGTTCCCCTGCTTTGTATAGTATTTATTTAGAAACCTTTAGTAACACAGTGTGTTCGTTTAGGCGGCCGTTCATTTTTGTCTCAGTTGCCTTAATATCGCTCATATATGTACGCAATGCTATCTTGCCAGCTTTACCAAACTCCTTGAGTTGTGCTTCTGGCTTCCGCAATGTTTTTTGAGTACTTAATTTCTCATTAAAAAACAGTAAAGTTGTTCCTTTAACTGTAAATTGCGTATGTTCCTCTGCTACATACTTGCCTAGTTTGCGGTTTTTAGTGTTAAACACCCAAAGTTCAGTAGCACCTACTATTGTAGTAGGGTCAATACTGACAATCTTATAACGATTATCGTCTGTTTTAAACTTTAACTTAGACACAATCTTATCAGCACTTTTAGGCTTAGGTTTTCGAACTGCACGGCTTGCTTTCTTAAGGTTAGCGTATGCATCAAGATCGCTAAACATGGTGTCAAAGAATTTCACAAACATAGTTACATCTTTTTTACTTAAATTGCTGTATCCTTCTTTAATTTGCTCCCAGTTATCTTGTTCTGCTTCACTCATTTTTTTAAGCTGAGTAGCAGTAGGCATAGATTGCAACAATGCAAACTCAGCAGCAATTGGCTCGTAATAACTGCGGATCTTACCAATATGTGCTTGGGCTACTGTATTAGTTTTTAGGTATTCAAACATTTTAGGAATGTCTGAACTAGGTTGCATGTCTACTAATACTTCAAGGTCGCCAATAATTTCACTAAGTTGCTCGTTCATCCTGTCTTGTATAGTAGGCTTATAAACATCAACCTTCTTCTTAACTTCAACTTCCTTAACTAAAGGTCTGCCAGATTCTGCTAGGTCAGCAAAGCGTTTTGCCATCCACACATGGTTCTCTTCAGGGATTGCTTCAACATCAGATAGCCCATCGTAGTAACAATAAGCTGCAATGTGATTGTATGAAAAATTATAATCAGGATTGGCGAGTATAGCACGAGCTGTCTCTTTATCAAATTTCTTTTTAACATATGATTTGATAATTGGAGTACAAGTCTTTGTGTCAACCTCGGTATGAAAGGCCCTAGTAAAATAGAGCAATCCACGTGATGCATCAAGTGCTAATACACCTGATTTCTTTGTCTTAACTGCGACTTTTTTCTTCTTTTTAGACGTTAGAAGTGAGTTTTTTGGTGTTGCCATTAAAATTCTCCTGTTTCTACTTATACTACATAGTAGCATAGAAATATAGATAGTCAACCATTCTTATGATTTTACTGGAAGATTAGGTCCATAGAACTTTTCCATATCGTCGATTAGGCCCATAATGTCAGCCATATCTAGATTATCTACAGACTCGTTAGCCACTGTTTCAACCCACTCACGCTGGAGTTGTGTAATGGGAACTCCTGTTTTAAAGTCTATGACGTTTCCCATAATGTCTTTAACACCGACTTCTTTGCTCATATGCCCGCCCCGTGATCTACAACTTCATGTCCTTGGGCAAACAGAGTCAACTCTGCGGCCAACAATACAGCGTCTTTTTTAGTCAACGTTAAGAATTGGGCCTTACCCAAAGATTTCTGTGTGACTTGCAAACAAACACCGCGGTTTTCACCACCCCAAAAGCGTGTCTGTGCCATTGATTGGTTAACATTTCTTATTTGTGTAGACATATTGTTTGATCCTTTGTTTGTGTTTTCTAACTATAACTATAATAACACGGACTAGCAGATAGTCAACCAAAAGGAATAAAAAATTAACTTTTTCTCATAGTTTCAACAGATATAAACTCTTTACATGCTGATCGCCAATCTGTCAGATTATATTCCATTCCGTCAGGATTACTCGAGCAGTGCCATTGAAAATCCTCCCATGCTAATAAGTCACCAGGCTCTTCCCACTCTAATATAGTCTTAATAGAGAAATTCTTACTGTCTTGTTCATTAGTTATGTATGGTAAATCGTGCTGGTATTCAGAATATAACTTCTCGTTGTTCTCAGGAGGATTAGAAAAAATATAAGTTTTTGGGTTGTAGCCATCTATCCATGCTAATGGAATAAGAAACTTCCATCCAGGCAGTAATCCAGTTGCACGTTTTTTTAAAAGCCAATCGGCAGATATTACATCACTATGAGGCGCAAACGGTGCAGCCAAATATCGAATTGACGAAGTATAGACATCAAAGTCACCAAATTGTCTTTGCAGCCTATCAACGATCATTTTTCCTGGGATAAATCCTGGTTTATCTAAATGCAACGATCTATCCCATGCTCCTTCATGACCAAGTCTTACTGTGCTACTTTTCCATGGTCCACCGCTAGGCGCCGGATCCATTTTTTCATAAAACCCCCTAATAGATGCAATTTCTTCCGTCGATATAAACTGCTTAACATAAGATGTGCGTTTTCCCATAAAATTTCCTATCATGTATATGCATTATTATATACAAATATGTTAATATATTAGCATATTAAGATATTAACTTCAATTTATTTATGGGGTAAGATCCACATAAATACTATAACTAGTTAAGGATTCTAAATATGCCTAGGATATCCATGTGGAAAGAGGGAACTCATTCCAATGATTTTAAATTCTTTGATCGCAATATTAAAGAGCAATTTACTGTGGGTGGCACAGGAATACATGTTCACAAATACCTAGGAATTTTAAATCAAGGAACTAGCACAGACCTTAGTCAACCTCAAGCAGCAGAAGATGATCCCCTTGCTATCCAAGATTTTTTATTCTTAGAAAATAGAGATCGCAAATACGATCAAGACGTATACAACATACGTGGGCTATATAATGTTGCTGATACCGACTTCGATTTAAGCCAATTTGGTTTATTTTTGCAAAATGACACACTGTTTATTACGTTCCATCTTGCTGATATGGCTAGCATACTAGGTCGAAGTTTAATGAGTGGTGATGTATTAGAATTACCGCACTTAAAAGATTACAACAGTTTAGATACAAGTCTTGAAGTTGCTCTTAAACGCTATTACGTTGTTCAAGAAGGAACAAGGCCTACAGAAGGGTATAGCCCTACTTGGTGGCCTCATCTATGGCGGGTTAAATGCACCCCATTAGTAGACAGTCAAGAATATCAAGATATACTCAATAAGATACAGATTGACGAGAACACCGGAGAAAGCACAGGTAGTACGCTTAGAGATCTTCTCAGCACGTATTCCAAAGAGCTTGAGATTACTAAGAAAGTAGTAGAGCAGGCAGAAGTTGAGGTTCCCAAGAGCGGTTACGATACTAGCAAGTTTTATGTGGTTCCAGCAGATTCAACTGGCAAACCCATGGATCCACTGGGGTACACTGCTGATGATTCCAATCAGACATCTGACAGTACTCTAATAACTGCTGATAGTACTCGCATAAGCCCAGAGAATTCTAACGCATACAGCGGATACTTAGTTGGCGACGGGCTTGCTCCTAACGGTGAAGCAGTATCAATGGGCACTAGTTTCCCAACTGATGCAGTTGAAGGTGATTACGTTCTTAGAATGGACTTTTTACCAAATAGACTATTCCGTTTCAGTGGCACACGTTTTGTTAAGGTTGAAGACAATGTTAGAAGTAACCCAACACCAGGAAAGAGCACTAGCCTTAGCTCAGGATTTATTAATAACACTGCAACAACTACCCAAGATGACAACACTGTGATATCACAGCGTCAAGCATTAAGCAAGGCCTTAGAAATTCAGGAAGATGAATAATGCCTCAACAGTTTTTTTACGATAATCAAATACGCAGGTTCTTACTACAATTTATTCGTGCATTTTCAAACTTCCAAGTTGAATTTGGCAAAGATAGAGAAGGCAATACTACATTGCAAACTGTGCCTGTTAAGTACGGCGATGCTACTAGACTAGTATCTAGTCTCCTAAGAGACAACAGTGAAAACAAAATTGTTCCAACTCCAATGATTAGTTGCTATATTAATGCTTTGGAGTATACAGCAGATAGACGACAAGATCCTACTTTTGTGGACAAACGTCATATCCGTATGAGAAAATTTGATCAAGATTCAGGTGAATATACTACGCAACAAGGTAATGCGTTTACAGTAGAACGGTTAATGCCTGTTCCGTACAACTTAACGTTGAATGTAGATATTTGGACTAGTAACACTACACAGAAATTGCAGTTACTAGAACAAATTTTAGTTTTATTTAATCCTTCACTTGAGATACAAAGCACAGACAACTACTTAGATTGGGGAAGTTTAAGTTATATTGAATTAACTGGAACAACTTGGAGTAGTCGAGCAGTGCCTGTTGGTGCTGATGAGCAGATTGATATTTCTACATTAATATTTAATGTTCCAATTTGGATTTCACCACCGTCTAAGGTTAAAAAACTTGGAGTTGTTAATAAAATTATTGCTAGCATTTTTGATGAAAGCGGCGATCTTGCTGACGGTGTAATAGATCAAGATATATTAATGGGTACTAGAATGAAATTTGCACCTATGAATTATGGAATTTTACTCCTAGGCAATACATTGACTATCCTTGAAATTCAAGAATCAGTGACTAATAAAGTAGAGCCAACAAGCATTGAGAACGATCCGCCAGTTAAAATTGGGGTAGATGATATTACTTGGCGAGCAGTAATTAACCAATATGGTGAGTTACAAGCTGGCATAAGTCAAATTAGACTTGACTTTGGCGCAGGAGAGATTGTAGGAACAGTTGCACATCATCCTAGTGACGATACAAAACTCCTGTTTACTGTTGACGGAGATACTATACCTACAAATGACTTGCCTCCAGTATTAAAAGTTATAAATCCTCTAAAAGTAGGGCCAGACGCAGGGTTACCTACATCAGCTACTGGGCAAAGATATTTAATTCTTAAAGGAATTGGCGATAGCAGTAATACAGACGGGCCAGATGCTTGGAAAGATACAGCTGGCAATGACTTTACTGCCAGCCCTAACGACATCATACAATATGATGGCATTAGATGGAATGTAGCGTTTGATAGTAGTACAGACTCTGGAATACATTATGCAACCAACACCAATACTGGTATACAGTACAAATGGACTGGTGAAACCTGGGTTAAAAGTTATGAAGGCGAGTATAAGGCGGGGGATTGGCAATTAGTAATTTAAGACAGAGTGCTGGTGCTGTTTTCTTCGCTAAGTCCACACTAAGATTTTTATTTTTACTCAGAGACGACACTAGTTTTAAAAATACCTGGGCATTTGTTGGTGGAAAAATTAACAATGACGAAAAGATAGTAGATGGATTATACAGAGAAATTGGCGAAGAAATTGGCTATGTTCCTGATATAGAAAAACTAATACCCATTGACCAA